TTGCTGTTGGAACGTAGCGAAGTTTTGCTTGTGGTAGATCTTAGCCAAAGCATTGACATGCTTCTTATCAATATCTACCTTATCAATTAAGGCTTCAGCAGCTTCTTTTTGAAACTCTTTCTCTGCGTCTACGCGAGCCATAGAGTTTGACATTTCTTTGATACAATCAAATACTTTAGTACGATCAAGTTGGTTACTCAGCATCGGTGTTACCTTGGTCAGTAGCTTCGTCAGCAGGTGGAGTTTGTGCAGCTTTAGCTGCTTCAGTAAATGCCGCTAAGCGATTACGTACTGCTCCAACATCTGCTAATTCGCCACCTTCAAATGCTCCACGTTTAGTTACAATATCAATAATTGATACACATGCAGAAATATCGTTTAAGCTTAGTCCAGGGTTTTCTACTGGCGGTGCTACTTCTTCAGTCAAAGTAGGTTCGGTTTTATCTTCTTTCATATTAATCCTTATAGGTTGTGGTTTTATCAAGGGCTACCCAGTAATCTGTGTTGCCGGCGTTAATCAGTGCGACCTGCTTTTTGTCAATGCCAAAGACATATTCTGGAGCAGCTTTAAATTTAAAATTATTTATATCAAAAACAAATTCAAATTCAGCACTAGTATTAATATCGCAATTAGCGACTTTCATTTTAAATTGATTCGAGGTTGGATTTTGTTTATCCAGGATGACACACTCAATAGACTCGTCAACCTTACGGATACTTAAGTTACTGGTTTTAAGAGTAGCGGAAGCTTTGCGCAGTTGGTTTAATTCATCATTGGTTAGTGTGAATTTTAGATCATTACAATCTAAGTTAATATCATTAGTTGGTACTGTTAGGATATCGATCTCAGAGAAGTAATACTTAAACGAAGTAACACCATCACTAATGTTAACAAACTTCTTGTCTACATCAAATTGCAAATTAGGATCAGTGAACATATTAAGACAAGCTAGGAATTCACCTAAGTCATAAATACCAAATTCATACGGCCAAGCGTTTGGTGCTTCAGGTTCAATATTAGCCTTTGCCATTAGAGTCTTAGAGACAGACATGGTACGAATCATTCCACCAGCTTCTCCGATTGCGATATTACTATTGATCGATTGGAAGTTATTCAATACATCTTTTATTTCATTACTAAGTTTCATTGCTAGACTCCTTTAAGTCATGTTCATTAATTGCCAATAGTGTGTAGTGCATAATCTTCATCAGATCTTGTCTATTCGCTCCGTCTTTCTTACCATATCTTGATGCGTATTTTAATACATTACCAAGACAAAAATCTAAACCTAACCCTGAGGCAGATATTAGATCCATGATTTGCACACCGTTTGCAGAAGAATAATGTTTAGAGTAAGTACTCTCGACATATTCGAATAGCTCGTGGATGTTGTTTTCTTCGTTAAATTTCATTTAAGTCCCTTTTTTAATATATGTATACATTATATCACACAAAGCTTGTAAGTACATACCTTTAAACTAAAATAGTTTTGCTTCATATCCTACAGTTGCTCCCCAATTATCTATTTCATATGATGGACTTAAATACCAACCATTTTTAATTACTCTAATTAGAGGAAGAATGGGGTATCTGGAGTATCCACTCACTAATCCCAGTTCTACAATTCCAAGCTTCTTGCCATAGTAATAGCTGATTTCAGATTCACTATTTAAATAAACCCCCGCAATACTAGACACAAACATAGTTTTTTCGACCTCACACCTGAGATGTGGGTGTGTATTGTTATAATCTCCAGACAAACCTGTGTGGATTGACACTGCTAACAGTAATGATAGACAACTCATGCCGCCACCGCATCAGTGATACGTGCGACTAACTGCTTGTTGCCTTTCTTAGTCTTATTGAACTTCTTGAATTCACGTTTAAGATCACTAATAGTATCAGCTTTCTTAGGAGCAAATTCATCGCTGTCAAACCTTGCACTCCGGTTGATCTTAATTATGAAATAGTTATCATAACCTTTTTCTTTTTTCCACTCAGAGAAACCTTGTTTTCTCCAAACTTGCATAAGGTCTGGGAATTCTATTTTCTCTTCAATGCCGTTATATCCTTGACCGAATGTTGATGCATTAGTAGCAAGATGGAAACCCATAATGGTTGCACCAGTTAATTCTTTAAGGCGTAACAACATTGCAGAATAAATATTTCGTGCGTTCGTACCTTGAACAAGTTTACCCTCGAAGTTGATACATTTATTATTCCTATGAGTTGCAAGATCAGCTTTAGGATCTGGAGTCATAGAAACACTATCAGGCATACCGTCAGTTAAAAACATAATGTTTGTATTTTGAATTGCATGCCTTCTTGTGAATGCTTTAGTTATTTTAGATGCTGCATAACAAGTTTGAATTAAAGGAGTTGAACCCATTTGATCAATTGAATGCAGATCACCATACAAATAATAAGAGCGAGTGCGTGATGAACTGTGCACCTTACCCATAGCAAATGCTACATAACATGCTTCATCAAAAGTTTTCTTATTCATTTGTGAAGAGAATATCTCAACCACTTTACTACAGTCAGAATCTATTTCAGTAGGAGCAAGATCGTGAACTGTATCTATTCCCTTATTAAGTGCTCTCCAATACGCGGTAGTAGTAAATGAATAAGCTTCAAATGGTATACCGACTTGACGACAGAACATAGCGATCGTGATTGTTTGAGCCATGACATCTTCAATGATCTCACCCATAGAACCAGACAAATCAACAAACATTACAATTCCGTGTGACTTTGCTTGAGCTAACTTAGTAGTAGAAAGAAAGATATCTTCAGAATATTTGTATGAATGCATTTTTAAAGGATCAAGCTTGCCAGACTTAGAAGTCGTAGCACGTGAATATTCAAAAGCAGCCTTCTTACGTTCAAAGTCTTTCGCAATAAGATTTGCTTGACTTTTATAAGTTGACTTATTGCTATTCCAATCTTTTTTGCACTCCGAAGAAAGATAAGGAGAGTGTGATTTATCACGCGAGTCCATATCATCAACGTATTCAGCACGCATAGCTTCAGCTTGTTTATAAGAATAAACCATATTCTTAATATTTAAATCTGAAATACCACATGAGAATTTTGATTGCACTTGATCTGAATTGTTCCAATCATTGCTAGGCTTAGTTTCTAAAAGCTCGTCTTCGTTATTTCTAAAAGAATCTTCAGTCCACGTTTCATGAGCATCGCTTTTTTCTTCAGAAGGAACACTATCTCCTTCGCCTGAACCTTCTTGTGATTCACCTTCATCATTAGAAGGATTTGATTCTGGATTAGTAGTTTCACCACCTTCTTCAGAATCTTCTTCACGAGAACCGTTAGAAGGAGGAGAGGCAGGAGATTCTGTATTAGGATCTTCTTCACCAGTAGGTCCAATAGGCATTTGATCTTCTTGCTCATCTTCCTTTTTTGATTCAATAAAGTCAAATAGTTTTTTACAAACGGCGACAACATCATCCCACGTTTCAACAGACATAGCTTCTTTAATCAATGGAGATTCATCATCAGAGAAGTCAACAGAAACATATCCACGACTTTTAGAAGACACATTAAGTCTATCCATAAGTCCAGCTTCATTAATATCTCTGTCGTCAGTGCCAAATAGATTATCATCAAATAATCTTTTATATCCAGACTTAAACCGACGAACGATTCCAGGATATGACGTTTGGATTAAACGTTCAATGCGAATGTCTTCAACGATATTTAAATATGCCTTAGGAATTTTATCGAATTCTTTATCAGAATTATGCCATCCGTCAGCAGGAGTAAACAGTGCATGACCAACTTCATGTCCAACTAGAAGGTCATACACATCTTTTCCTTTATCTGCCCATAGAGGCAAACGCAAGACGCGGTTGATAACATCAAAACTCGCTGTGGAATAATTACCGTGTTGAACAGTAAGATTTTCCTTTGCTAATAACTTAGCTAAATATTCTTGAGCAGATAAATTCATATTAGTTTCCTTTTTTATTTAACAGTACCATTATACCATATTTGCACACCTTTGTACATACCTTTTTATATCGTTTTGTTATAAGCTTATACATCATCATCGCTGTATAAATCTTCTTCTACAATCTCTTCAGGAGCATTAATAGTAGCATCAACTTTCTCATAAAGATCTATAAAAGCAGCTTTAGTATCTTCGTCAAAACGATTCACACAAAGGGCAATTGCCTTGTCACGCTTTCCAAAGATTGAATAAGTCTGAACGATATGACATAGACGACGAGTTGAAATAACCTCATCAATACCTTCGTCATAAAATGTTTTACGAATTGCATCCGCCCATCCAACAAGTAGAGTGGCAAATTCTAAGTCAACATTTTCATATTTTTGCATGTGCTTAATAACGATTTTTTCTTCGGTAGCAACACCTGGAAAAGTCTGTTCAAGAGTAATAGTAAACCTCTCTAGGAAAGCATCATCGATAACAGATGCACCAGAATAACGTCCATCTTCTGAACCTTTACCCTTAGTGTTAGCAGTAGCAATTATGTTGAAACCTTCTTTAGGCTCAACAACTTCACCAGTCTTTTTGATTAGAACTGGCTTACCTTCAAGAACTCCTTGAAGACACATGATTTTGTTTGTTCCACGATCAATTTCGTCGATCATTAAGACCGCGCCAGCTTCCATAGCTTTAATGACTGGACCTTTCTGAAACACAGTTTCACCTTTGATTAAACGAAAACCACCGATTAGATCATCTTCGTCAGTCTCAGGAGAGATCTGAACACGAACATATTCGCGATTAAGTTTTGCACATGCTTGTTCAATCTGAAACGTCTTACCGTTACCAGACAAGCCAGAAACAAATGTAGGATAGAACATACCAGACTTAAGAACTTTTACGATCTCAGAAAAGTTTCCCCATGGAACAAAAGTCTCATCATAAGATGGAACGAAAACTTCATCATTAGAAACTGACGCAACTCCTTTGATCATTTCAGGTTTTGATTTTTTAGGTAGTGATGATTTTGGCATCATTGACTCCAAGTTGTATACGCCACGCTTTACCGTAGGGCAATTGTGTGTGTAACGTATGTTTACATAAGCTGCTCTAGGATTTTCACCGATAGACTCAGCGGCAGATTTTATC